ATCGTTGAGTTTACGTTTGCCCGGATTGCCGGTTACCACTTTCAGGTGGGTCGGTTTCGGGCGCCGTCCTGCCATCGGAACCTCCCGGAAAAAAACTTTTCATTTCGCGGTTGTGCAAACAGAGGAGGGCGGGCGGTCACGCAGGCACAAAGCTGTGAACTTTTAACCCGCCCTCCTCCTTCATAGCTGCCACACATATGAGAATTGTTATCGTCTGAACCAGTGCGATGCACGGTCAAGTGGAATACCGTTCTCGTCACAGCCCACGACGACACCGCGTTTCTCCATTCGTTGCTTCGTAGAGTCGTGGTGCTGCTTACACAACCCCTGCCAGTTCTTCCGGCTCCAGAATAGCTTTTGTGCCTTCGCTATCGCTTCGGCGTTTCCACTATTCAGTGCCTCTTTCAGTTTGTGCGGAATGATATGATCGACCACCGTTGCCGCCGTCACTCTTCCCTGCTCATGACACATGACACACAGCGGATGAGTACGAAGAAATATGAGACGCTCACGGTCCCATCTGCTGCCGTAGATACGGGGCGATTTGTTCATGTGATTACCCTGCTTACAGACGAAAGCGTCTCTTTGATGTGCGCGTGTGATGCGCGGTGAAATTTGGGCATAAAAAAGCCTGACCGAAGTCAGGCTGTTCTGTTTATTGGTTGACGAATCATTTCAGGCATTGCGTCCTGATGTACTCCTGCAAGTAGTTAACCTGCGCGGTTATCTTGTCGATTCCACTTCGGAGACGGTAATAATTGAGTTCAGCATCTGCTGTAAGTCTTGGGCTTTCTCCATCGCCCATGCTGCTGGATCCGGTCGTTGACTTTGCACAGGTGGCGGCGACTTGCAGGCGCTTACGACCAGCAGAAACATCAGCACGGAGACTTTCGATAGTCGCGTTAGCATCAGCAAGTTCCTTTGTATATCTGGCGTCGAGTTCTGCTACGTCACGTTGACGCTTCTGCATGTCAGAGATTGTGGATGCGGCCTTATCGCGCTGCTCTTTGTAGGCGATGGCGTTATCACGGTAATGATTAACAGCCCATGACAGGCAGACGATGATGCAGATAACCAGAGCGGAGATAATCGCGGTTACTCTGCTCATACCTCAATCTCTCTGACCGTTCCGCCTGCTTCTTTGAATTTTGCAATCAGGTTGTCAGCCTTATGCTCGAACTGACCATAACCAGCACCCGGCAGTGAAGCCCAGATATTGCTGCAACGGTCGATTGCCTGACGGATATCACCGCGATCAATCATCGGTAAAGCGCCACGCTCTTTAATCTGCTGTAGTGCAACAGCGTCCTGGCTTTTCGGAGAGAAGTCTTTCAGTCCAAGCTGCTTACGGTATGCATCCCACCAACGGGAAAGAAGCTGGTAACGTCCGGCTGCTGTTGATTTGAGTTTGGGGTTTAGCGTGACAAGTTTGCGAGGGTGATCTGAGTAATCAGTGAATAGCTCTCCGCCAACAATGACGTCATAACCATGATTTCTGGTTTTCTGACGTCCGTTATCAGTTCCCTCTGACCACGCCAGCATATCGAGGAACGCCTTACGTTGATTATTGATTTCCACCATCTTCTACTCCGGCTTTTTTAGCAGCGAAGCGTTTGATTAGCGAACCAATCGAGTCTGTGCCGATGTAGCCGATAAATACACTCGCTATGTAAGCAAGATTGCTACTCAGTCCGGCGAAGACTAAAAGGTCACGAATGAACCAGGCGATAATGGCGCACATCGTTGCGTCTATTAGTGTTTTCTTAAACGCACCGCCATTATACCGACCGCGAAGGTACGCCATTGCAAACGCAAGGATGGCCCCGATGCCCTGTTCCTTTGCCGCCATCATGGCGGTTAACAGATCATGTTTTTCTGGCATCTTTTTCATGTCTTACCTCACGACCGTGAGGATTTGTTCAATGTTATGAATTGGTTGATATTGGAAAGAACAAATCCAGGATACAGTGATTAGTAACGTGGTTTGTTCGTGACTAAAGGCATGAGCAAATCAGGCAGGAGGCTGCGTCAACAGTCTCTTGCCGCCCATTTTCACGAATCCCAGCCATAGTGCTGGGTTTTCTTTTGTGTAAAACGCCCTACCCCGTCGCCACGAATGAGCAAGGGTATCTGGATGTGTTCTGGTGATTGGTGATAGGACGCTTTCAGAAATGTCGTGCTTAAAACGCAAAAAGCCCCGAGCTATTAACTCAGGGCTTCGAATGACTGCACTACTCCATCATTGGTTTCAGGTTAAACAAATATCGCCACTTTGTAAAGTGTTATTTTCTAGATAAATCCTATTTCGTAGAAAATATTTACTATCGAGTGACTTTGCTCAGCATCTGATTTGCATATTCCTCTTGTTTAATGCACTCACCTACCAGGCTTTCGAAGAAGTCCTTGTAAGACCTGCGCCATGTGGTTTCAGGAACATCAATCACCGTTGCGCAGATGTATTTTCGAACGCTATCAGGCAGCAGACGAGCATATCCACGCCCATTACAGCGTCCGCAGGTTTTATACGCAGGAACGCCACCTTGTAGAATAGTTTTCTCTTTGTCTACCACTACGCCTTTGCCATTGCATTGGCAAGCGTTGGTAAGCACCCCTTTCCCTTTGCATTTGCGGCACAGAACTTTAACCGTCTCTTTACGCTCTTCCAGATATGGTTTTCCGATGCTTTTCATCGTCATGACTTCAGCATCGATAAACTTCTTGCCACCACAGCAGTCACAGGTTCGCGTACTGGCAGCGCTACGTGAGTAATCAGCAAATGCGAATGTTGCGAGCACTTGCATTACCTTTGGCTTAATATCGTTTTCGAGCTTACGTAAGGCGGCAACCTTATCGCAGTGCTCAAGTGCATATTTGGTCAGCAGTTCAATAGCTTTCTCACGGTCATTGCTGCTGATTTCCATCTTCCCAAGAAACGCGCTGTAACCTAACGATGCGCGACTTTGAGTCATACCCATAGCTGCCATAACATCAGTGCCAGTTAACGTTTCTGAAGCTGTTGCGCGAGGGATATCGTTTATCTGAGTAGATTTTGCGAAGTGAAACTTCACTACATTTTCCAGATTCATGCAGCATCGCCTCCCGATGTCTTGTTCAATCCAAGCCGGTTCACCAGTTCGCGCTCTCGCTCATGCAGATAATCCATCGCCTTCTGGTGTTGCTCCGTCATCTCTCTGACGCTGCGCAATTCAGCCTCGTCACGTTCACGCTGCTGTTTCGCCTGGTTAATGCTGGTTATGCTGCACATTGAGATTCCCCCATGCGGAGTTGAATTCCGTCCTGATACCAGTCTGGCAATGTGAAATCGATGCGCCCTGTAACACCCTGCGCCCTTAGCTCCTGTAACCGCTTCAGTTCGCTCTTCATGTGCTGGTATAGCTCATCCATCTGCCAAGGCTTTAAGCGCACAGGAATGCACGCCAGACGCGCTACACGCTCTATTGTCATCTCCCCATAGACAATCTCCGCATGCGCGGTGAATTCGTATGGGTCTTCTTCAAGTTTTCGGTGACAGCCAATACAGTGGGCGAAGGCGTTATAGGGATGGTATCTGGTGGCTTTGTGCCGTCGGGATTTGAAGTGGGAGCAGTGGAGTTTTTGTCTTTCGTGATGGAATGATCGTCCGCAGTAATCGCATGTCCAGTCCGTTCGCTCCCTAACCAGTTGGGAGAAAACGTCATCAAACTTATCTCTCTTTAGCGCCATTTCTTCCACCTTTTGTCATTTTTTCAGCATATTCAGGCCAGTGCTTTTTAAGTATTCCGTAAGGAACTCTCAGGCTTATTCCATGTCGATTAGCCCAGTTAACCAGGCTGTTTCTGGTTCTTCCTATGGTGGATGCCATAACGTCAGCAGGGACTTTTCCGGCAACCCTGCGGATATAATCCTGCTCGTTTGGTGAATACATATTTGTGTTAGCCATCCTTATCTCCTGTCATATCTGAATGTGGATCGCGATATACCAGCCATTCGTTGACGCATTCTGCACAGGCGTAAATTTCATCAGGTGCCAGTTGCTTGTTACATCCTGCGCATAAGGCTCTCGCTATACTTTCCTGTTCGTAACTTCGATTTTGGTCAATCACCTTGTTTTCCTCGCACGTTCTCTAAGCCACCGGATATCCCACAGGTGAGCCGTGTA